CTTTTTGTAATACGTTGGTAATAGCCGTTACCCCTTGAAGCAATGCCATTGCACCCTGCGTTTTCTTAATCGCTTCCTCAACTTGTTTGTTTTCCGTACCAAACAAAGCGAGAGCACCCTGAGCAGAAGCGAAACCGCCTGCAATAGCCTGCGCACCCTGAGCGAACGCATCCAAGCGGAAGGTATCGGAAGACAAAGCCTTAATCGCTGCCTTGGTATCACCTACTTGGTCTTTAACCTCCCCTGCTCTTTGTTGCAGTTTCCTAAACGCTTCCGTTCCCGATTGGCCTGCTTCGGCCATCTTGTTCAACTCGTTCTCAATCGAGCGCAATTCCTGCTTTAAGTTTTTGAATTGCCCCGTAGCTTGGTCGGTTTCACTCTTAACTCGTAATACTATATCCTTTTCTACGTCTGCCATTATTCTGTTATTAGTTGTGGTTTAGGTTCGTCTGAAATGAAAGCACCTGTACCTCCCGTTAATTGGAAAACGGTAGGTTCAAATGGTGCTAAGTCCAATACTTTTAAAAGTTCGATTGAAGTACTTTCGTCGCTGTTTGCATCGTAATCGTTTACCGATAAAAGGTAAAACAAAGTGCCGTTAATGTAAATCGGTTTGCGGAAGTCAAGGTTAAGAATATCAACTGCTGAAAGTTGTACAAATAACTTGACTTTCTTTGCGTCTTTGTCGGTGTATAGCTTGACGTAATCCAACCAAAAACGATTGAATAAGTTGTTGTTGGTGTACCTATAAATCGCTCCGCTCGTTTCGTCCGATTGGTAGTACAACTCCCGTGGAATACCGAAACACAAATCTTTCGTTGGGTTGTACGGATTGTCCAAAGTACCCGCGTACGGGTAACTCGTGTATTCGTTACCCTCGAAAACAAACTCAATATCGCTCGGGAATGGTATAAACTCATGGTAAAGAATACGAAGGTTGGGAGTAACGGGTTTCACGTTCAATTCAACATCTCCACCGCTTGCAGTTCCTTTGTTATCCATGTCGTAATAACGTGCGTAAATACGTGGGCTTGGAGAGAAGCCAACCATTACGCTATTGCCAAATCCAACGTCCTCCGATTGCTCACCATTGCTGAACTCATTTGAACTAACGTACAACCGTGAACCATAACTCGATTGGTACGCACTTTGGTAACGCTTCTCAAAGAAACCGCCTGCATCCTTGTAATTGAACTTGTACGTCTTCGGGTTCATGTACCCACATGGCACTACTTCGTAACCTTTCTCAACGTCCCAACGTGAAGTCCAATCAAGGTAAGTTGAATTATCGTAAAAGTCGGAAAAAGGTTCAATGTAAAGTTTCTTCGGGTCGTACTTATCGGGCATGATAAACAAGTTGAACATACGAACCAAATACATAAGAAAATCGGATTGCTTCACCTTGGGTACAATGGTTTCATTCATATTCCAATTAAACCCAGGTTGCATCAATGGTGTTCCACTTATTTGGTTCAACCAATACGTTCCATCACTAAAAATTCTAAGATCAGATACAACAACTGGTGGCGGTGGTCCAGCAAAATTAATCGTATAATCTACCCAAACTTCAATGTAATCAGAAATAGTCAATGACATTGGAGTAACTATATTCAAATCTTGAATTGTATTACCTCCATTTGGAGCCCATATTGTTTCAGCAATTTGCGTTAATGTAGTTCCATTTTTACGAATATACACACGACCTTTACGTTCGTAGGCATCTGCCCCATTTGGCCTTAGTTTTACACGAACTTGAATGTTAAAATCGCCATTAAAAGGTGGAGTGTATCGTTTATTTGTGGTATCATAACCGCCACCGTCAAAGAATGGTGCAGGGGTATCTTTACTCAAACCTAATTTAATAAGGTCACCATCCTGTAAACTATTATCAAGTGGCATTCCAATATAAAACAACGCACCTTCCATTTGCTCCTGAGTCAAATAAGGCACACCACTAACGCCATACGGTACTATCAACTGCTTAAACCATTGTGAGGTAAGGAAGTCACTTTCATAAGTAAATCCCGCACCGCTCACAATCTTATCAACGTACTTCTTAACTGAAATAGCAGGGTAAAAATCAGCCGTTGTAAAAACGTCTGCATAAGGTGCAGGCGCTTGGGTACGTGTGAAACTCGCTTGCCCGTAATCGATTGCAGGGTAATAGTAATCGTTGCCCGTACTGCCTACCGAATTAAACCAAGCATCCACCACGTTCGAACCATCCCATTCGTGATTCAACTCGCTGAAATCTAAGTCAGTCAATTCGCTATCGCCTAACTGCTTAAATAAGTTCACATTCTCACCATACAAACCAAGTTCGTAAGTCTTAAATTGACCCTCACTTTTAACCGCTAACAACTGAGCAATACCATTAAACACCTCAACACTATTCTGCAACACGTAAGCATTAACCCGTACGCTCGGGTCGAATCCGATTACCCACTGATCAAAGCGGTAAATTGAACCAAACACGTTATCGTTGTGCGGTGTTCCTGGCACTTCAATGGTTCTACTAACCGTTCCTTTGCGCTCTACGGGGTTTTCTATGTCCGTGATGGAATACGTTAAGCGAATATCAATATCGTCGCTTAAATCCAATCTTTGGCCGTCTATGTAAAGTTCTGTTATCATAACGGAGTAGATTCGTCAAAGGTGAATTTGTAGGTCATGGTGAGCGTGTGAAGTTGATCGAAGTCACGCTTCCAAACATTGTAGCTTGTATCGGTTACCAAAATGGGAACTAAGTACTCCAACACACCGTCACCCGTCTGAAATGCTTTGCGTAACCAAATACGAGGTGATCGAACCATTTGCGCTAACCACTCAAATTCTTCGTCGGTTAACCAATCCGAAGAAACGGTAAACTCTTTGTTATAATCTACTTGGGCGTTGTACTTGGAAAAGTTAGTGTAATCTCCGTAAATGCCTGAGTTTTGAAAAGAATCTGTTAAATAAGGACGGCTCGCTTCAACTCTTGTAATGCTTTGCCTTTCTCGGTTAGGCTTGGTGAACACGTAAGAATCAACCCCACCTAATTGATTTTCAAAATGAATTTCTGTAAAGTCAAAGCGTACACATTGATCTGTTAATCTAACCGTGTACTCAATCGATGCTTGGTTCGATCCAGCATCATCTTGAAAAGCAGTGACGGTGTAAAATCCAACGCCACCAATATTAGGATAAATTGGAAAAGAGCTAAATCCTGATTCAGAATCCGAGTTCAAATCAGCTGAAATATTTTGAACATCAAAAGGCATGAATGGAACTGCAATCATGCTGAACTCGTTTTCTTCGTCGGTTGAGTGTGAAAAATAGTTAATCGTTTTCATGTAATACTCACGAATTAACGTACTCTCAGAATCGTAATAACGGTAACGAATGTAATCAATATTGGGGTCTGTACTTTTGTTGCATAAGAAATACAAATACCCCGATTGATTGTAGAAGTTAGCATCTAAGTTTGAATACGCCTTGGTGGATTGTGGGCGGTTGGTTAATGGCAATCGGGTATTAACCGCATCGCTATCTATCCAATAATTAGTTTTGTAAGTAGGAAATTGCACAAAGTCAAAAACAGTCCAAGCACCGTTGTAAATGATAGCCGTTTGCGCATCAGTTGGTGCAGGTGTTCCACCCGTGTACTCTTCGTCAAATTCAACATCGAACTCAATGTATTGAGTAGGGCATCCAAAGCTTTCCATTAAAATGATTGCACCATCAGCCATGCGTGGCGTTACTTCAAAGTAACCTCGCACTATTTCTTGAAAATTGAACCTTCCAAGGTTGCTATTCGTAACGCTCGGAACCGTCTTTAACTTCGCCACCAAGTTTCCATTTATAGAAACATTTGCCACGTATCGGAAATTCGGCTCGGTGCTATTATCACTATCAACCACATATACCAACGGATTGCCCGCAGGCGAATACCTTGGTTCAGCTACTTGGGTTATTATTGTTATTGCCATATCATTTAAAAATCACTGCGGTCATCGCTTGGGCTGTGAACTCTGCAACCCTTTGCGCCAAATCATTTAATCTATTTTCGGTAAGTGTAGGTTGAACAAATGGGTGTGCATACGTTCCCGTTTTGTAAATGCTACGACGTACTCGGGAAGCCAAAGAATAAACATCCTTTTTACCGCTCGCCATATTTTTGAATTGTACCCATTTCACCATATCGTCTAATCGTGGGTATTCCTTAACGGTAAATGGTGAGTTAGGGGCTTTTGAACTGCTTTCCGTTCCACGTTGCCCGTACTCCAACGTCTTCCAGTACGCAGGGGCTTCGATTTCAACAACGTACTCTTTGCCGAATCGCTTCATTGGCAAAGGCACGGTGCCCGCTTGAAGGTTACCCGTCACTTGGCTTCCATTGTCTTTAATCTGTTTGCGGAATAACTCGATCTGTTCGTGACACCAATCAACTATTTCCTTTTCAACACCTTCAAAAGCTTGGTCAACGTCGGTAGTGCCAAACCCACTAACCGCAGGATTGAACGCACCACTCACATCGTTGAACTCGATAAATGCCATACTTATTAAATGGGAAATCCTAAAAAGTTACCCATTCGCTCTACGCTTTATTTCAAAGGCTTCATGTTTACTT